TCCCCCTCGGCAACGCAGGCGATGGACTCAAAGAACCCGTTTGCCGTCCTGTGCCTGTGCCACCCGCCGATCACCTGCTCCGGGATGTAGGTGCAGCCGAGAAGCTCGCCCTCGCTGTTGACGCACCACACGATAGGGTACGGCGCCTTCTGCAACGCCATGTCGACGATGGTCTTGCCGTCAAAGAGGTGGGCGCACCGCACGGACATGTCGCCGGTCACATAGCCGGAGGACTGCCAGTTGTAGCCCAGCTCGCGCACGTGACCGCCGCGCTCCGCCGCATAGCACACCGTGGAGTTCGCCACCACGGGCTGCACCGTGCTCGCGCCCACGTAGCTCTGCGGCTTCACGCCGATGGAAGTCGGGGTGATCATGTCGTCGTTGGCGGTGGTGACGCGGAACTCTGCGCCCGCCGTGAGCAGGAGCAGGTTCTGCATCGGCACGATGTGCCTGATGCGGGAAGACTCCGCCGCCGCGATGCGGAACTTGATGCGATTGTCCGCCTGGGTGGGAAGCGTATAGCTCATGTCCACTTCGGTGCCCGGGCGCGTCATCCACACGAACTGCGGACGGTCGGTCGTGCCAGCGAAAATGCGCCTCTGCTCGTAGTAGCTCACGGCGCCCGGGTAGTCCCCCGCCCTCGCGAACACCGACTCATAGCGGGGCGGGGAGATGGACTCGTCCGCCGCCTTGTTGTCATCGGTGAAGCTGGGCGTCTCCGTCTCCCCGATGTACCCATAGACGCCTGAATACGTCTTGTAAACGCGGTAGCGGTCGGCACCCGAGACAGCCGTCCAGGAGAGATCCACCTTGGAGGCATCAAGGTAGAGGTTGCCCGCGACCGTCTTCACCGCCGACATCGCCGACTCCTTCACGCCGTCATCCGTGTCCTTGAGCGCCGTGACAACGTACTTGATGTTGTACATTGTCTTGGACTCCTCGGTCACGAAGTCGCTCTTGGCGTGGCAGGTGTACGTCGCTGTCAGCCCCGTGGGCGCCGAAAGCGGCGCAGAAAAGTCGATGACCTCCAGCCTCCAATCCAGTGCGCCATAGCGCCTGAGCTCGCGCGGCGCGTAGTTCGGATGCACCAGCGTGATCACGTCAGCCGACTGGGCGTAGTGGATGCCCATCACATCCTCGGCGGCGTAGGGCGTGACGATCTCGTAGGGCACGTCTCCGTTCATCAGCGTCTGCCCGTGCGTGTGGAAGCGGGCGTACTTGTCGCCAAGCTCCACAACCATCGTCTGGTCAGCCGTGAACACAAACGGCAGGAGGCGCACCGCCTTGGAGGAATCCTTCACCGCCCGCACAAAGCCAAAGCCCGAGCGGTTCTCGACGGGACCCTCGGGACGGCAGATGAAGTTGGTGCATTCCGCCAAGCCCATCGCATACTTGCTGTCATCGATCCGCCCGAACATCGCGGGAGACAGCTCGCCCGCCGTGAAAGAATTCTGCGCGTATTTCATCGCCACCCCCTCCGCAGGATCCACGGCGCCAGGTGCCTGTGATGCGTGGCGCGCTGCCTCGCGTCCCACTTGGTCGCGCGGTCAAACGCGAGCTGGAACTGCTGGTTGCAGAGCTGGGCATACTGCACCGAGGGGTTGCTTCGGATGATGAGCCCCGCGAGGTAGGTCGCCAACAGCCACGACAGCGCGTCGGCGAAAAGGCTTGGGAAGAGGCTCGGCTTCGGCTCGCTGATGATGTAGCGGCAGGCGGCGTCGTCAAGGTTCGTGAGGATCACGTGCCCCGCCTTGTCCGCCATGAGCTCAAACTCAATCTTGCGCGGCGTGAGCATATGCGGGTGGTGCTTCCAATAGCGGAAGCAGGTCTCGCCGCCGTGGGCGTCCTCGTCGATGTAGGGCTCGAGGGCGATGACCCTGCGGCATCCCGCGGGCTCGCTGTAACAGTGCTCCCACACGCCCTTCTCCCCGTCATAGTCGGAGCGCTCGGCAAGCTTCGCCACGCGGGTCGCGAAGCCCCAGTTGTGCATGTCGAGCAGAGCGCCAAGCGCAAGGGGGTACATGCGCGCGCAGGACACCGCCTGCGACGAGCCGTCGGGCGGGTCGATGGAAGAGACGGAGGCGCGGTCACCGATGCGCGACAGCGCCAGATTGCAAATTGACACGACTGTTGCCATCACTGGCTCCTAGAAAAAAGGGGCGCTTAATGCGCCCCCGGCCTCAGAGAATCAGCCTAAACCGTCAATCAGGCTTCGCTCACAGGAGCGTTGGTGATGGACTCGGCCTGCTCAGCCGCAACCCACGCCTGCTTGCCCCAGGTGAGGAAGGCGCTCACCTTGCCTGCGGTGGGAGACCCGCCGAAATAGGCGCGGACATAGCGCTTGGTAGCCGTCGGGAACGGCACCATCAGGACAGTGCCGGCGGCGGGTGCGCTGACCACAGGGCCTGCCGCGCAGTCCGCGAAAGTGCCGTTCTGGGTGGCGCAGTCCTGAAGCTTGGCCTGAAGCGTACCCGTGACGGCGGTCTGCACAACCACGGCGAGGTACAGCTTGCCGCTCAGGTCCGCGGGGAGGTCCTGCTCAAGGTCAACGACAGTGGCGCCGGCGGCGGCGGCAGAGATCGTCTGCCCGTTGGCAAAAACAAGTTCTTGATCAACCAGCATGGTTTTTTCTCCTATCAGGAAACGACGGTCTCACCGACTTCCAGCGCGTCAACGCGGCGCACCGGGATGCCGTCAAAGGACACAACCTTCTTGCCGGCAACCTGATCCAGCGTGAGATTCACGTTCTTCGCGTTGCGGATCTGCTTGCGGAGGAACGCGCTGATGGTGCGGTTGCAGTAGAAGGCGGGACGCCCGATCTTGACGTTGGGCAGGAGCTCGATGGCGTCGGTCATAAGGTCAACGAGGTCTGCGCCTGAGGCGGCGTCATTCTTGAGGGCGCTCACATCGATGTTGGCGATGCGGACCACATAGCGCCAGTCGCGGACCACAAGGCCGACATTCCACTCGTAGTGCGAGCGATAGCCCTGGTAGTGCCCGCCATTGGCGTCATCCAGCGTCACCTCGCCGAGGTCCTGATGCTGGAGCCCGGCGGTCAGTCCCTTCGGATAGGTGCAGTAGACAGTGTTGGGAGACCAGCAGACCAGCCAGATGGAGGTCAGCTTGGAGCCCGTGCCGCCCGCGTCGATCACGTTGATGGCGTTCTCGGCCTTTGTCTTGTCGCTCGTGTTGAAGCGCGGGGCAAGGCCCATGATCTTGGCGGGATCGTCCACGAGGTCGCCGTAGATGACGGCGCGCTGGAATTCCTGGTTCATGGCTTCAAGGAACGCACGGTTCTCGCTCATGCGCCAAGCTTCGGTGTTGCCGTTCAGGTCGGCCAGCTTCTTGTCCACTTCGGCGTACGCTTCAAGCATGCCGATAGTGTCGGAGACCTGCTTGGTCTTGGACTTGGACGGCTGGACGCCATAGTTCAGGCGGCGCCACGTGGCGGTCGGAAGTCCCGAGCGCACGGTGGTGATGTTCTCGGTGACGCCCGTGGCTTCCTGCCACACGGCATCGTCGAGCATTTCGTTGGTCTCGTTGAGGATTTCGATGATGGAGGGATCCACCTTTCCTTCCTGCGTCATGCGGGAAGTGAAATCCGCAAGGGTCGGATTCAGAGTTGCCATTTCAGCTCTCCTGTTTCATTAAAGATTCATGTTGCTGTTCGGGAACATGCGACGCTTCGGCTCAGGCGCGCCCGCACCCGTCACGCCGGTGTCCTGGGAAACCTTCTGCCCGATGCGATAGAACAGACGAATCATCTCGGGATGGTTGCCAAGGCCCGACTGGTCAAGAAGCTGACGAAGCTCAGGGGTGGCGAATTCCTTGTAGGCTTTCGCGGCGACGCCGAGGTTCGCCTTGAAGCCACTGCCGCCAAATTCCTTGTCTTCCTGAGAGGCTTTTATCCAGCCCTCAACGCGCTTCATGTGCTCTTCCCGGACGTACTTGTCGGCGGCAGGGCGCATGGCGCCGAACATCTTCTGCGCCTTCTCCTGGCTCAGCCCAAGCTCCTTCGCGGCCGCCGCAAAATCAGCGACCTGCTCGGGGTCATAGCTGTTGCCTTCGGAATCCTTGAACGCCTCGTACTTCTCGGGAACCGGCTCCGGCGCAGGTTCCTGCTTCGGAGCTTCCTCCGTCGGGGTGTCCCCCAGCATGGAGGGAATCGGTTTCTGCTCCGCGCCTTCGGCAGCCGGAGCGGGGTTCGTTTCCGTCACGGGCGCCGCCGCAGGTTCTGCGGTCGTGGTCGCGGTTGCAGGTGCATCACTCATGCGTGTTCTCCTTCATCATTCGAAAGTACTGCTCGGGTGTGTGGCGGTTGATGCGGTCGAGCAGCTTGTACCCGACTTCCTTCCGTCCTTCCCCGAACGCCATGTCGATGGAGGCGTTTGCGGCGCGCGGGTTGTATGTGCTGTGGAAGACACCCGCGTCACGGATCAGCCAGTACACAAGCCGCCGTCCGCGCTCATCCCCCATCAGCCATACGAAGTCGTCCTGCGCCCGACGGGCTTTTTCTGCCTGCCTTGCAACGTCTTCATCGCTCGGTGCGGATCTTCTCATTGCTTGATTTCCTCATGTATCAATAGCCCGAGAACTGCTGCATCACCTCGGCAGGATTCGGTGACTGGATCCGATCAAGACCGCCAAGATCCTTCACTGCGCCAGCCGCCTGACTGAGCTGCTCCATCGACGCCTGCTGTTGCTGCGCCTGCGCTCTCTGCTGGCGAATCAGCGCGACCTGCTTGCCCGAGACAATCATGCGGGGATCCACGCCCAGCGCGTCCGCGTAAGCGTCAGCCCAGTAATCCGCGTCCACCTTGTCCAGCACCTCGGGCTTCATCCCCGCCAGCACCCCAAGGCTGTTGGTGAAGCGGTCAACGGCGTTGGTGGCAATCGCCTTCTGCGACTGCGCGAGGATCGAGATGTAGTCCACGTTGAGCTCGCGGTTCTGCAACGCCTCAGGGATCGGCGGCAGACGGTCCGTCTCGACCAGACGCTCAAACACGATGGAGATCAGGGGATCCAGCACCTCGTTGTTGAGGCGGTCGAGGACAGGACCCAGCATCAGCATCTTCT